AACTGTATACTATGCGTTTACAAACTTCGACCTTATTTAACGCCTACAAAAGAGCAATTGAAACAAATGTTGCTAAAGTTACTTCTAAAAATATCAGTGTAACTGGCGGCTCAGATCAACTACAAAGTTTCGTTAACAATGTGGACACAACTGGTCGAAGCTTAAATGAATTTACCAAAGACCTACTTCGCTCATCAATGAATCATGGTGTTAGTTATATTTTAGTTGATTACCCTCAAATAAACGAATCGGGTGCGGCAATTGGCAACCCTTATTTTGTAGACATTAGTGCCCAGCAAGTAATAAGTATTCGTTCCACTCGCGTAAACGGCTTTGAAGAATTAATTTACTTTAAATACTACACAACCGGTTTAGCAAAGTTTTCAAACTGGGATGAAGAAACAGAAGATGAAGTTGTTGAAACACGCGAATATTTTAAAAATGAACGTGGTAAAATATCATTTAGAGTTAAGCAACTTGAAAATACAAATACAGGTGACCACTGGATAACCACAAAAGAAGGTACAATGACTGGAGTTGTTCATATTCCAATCATACCTTTGTATTCAAATCGTACAGCATTTATGATGGGTGAACCTTTGCTACAAGACTTAGCAGAATTAAATATACGCCACTGGCAATCAAGTTCAGACCAACAGTGGGTTTTACACTTTGCTCGCACACCAATTTTGTTTGCTAAAGGAATGGATCTAACAGACGAAAATGGACGCCCACAAAGTTTAAATGTAGGACCAAATTCAGTTGTAACCAGTTCACGTTCAGATGCTGATTTAAAATATGTTGAACATGCTGGACAAGCAATAGCAAGTGGACAAGAAGATTTAAAACTATTAGAAGACCAAATGGCAGTTATGGGACTTGACTTATCAGTTGATAGAACAGGAAACATGACAGCAACAGGCAGAGCCATTGATGCGGCTGGAGCTGATTCAATACTTAAAAGCATCAGCGTTCAATTGGAAGATACATTAACCACAGCATTACTATTAATCGAAATGTATTTTGTTGATTCAACTGATTTTATGGTTGAAGTAAACAAAGAATATATTCCTGTCTTTGGTAACACTGACATGGAAGACATTTTTACAATGTGGAGAGAAGGACTAATTTCAGCTTCGCAAGTACTTGAAGAAGCTAAAAGAAGAAATGTAGTATGTGACAAATACTACGTAGATGACGCGATAAACACAGTAACACCAAACTCAGAGTAACACAAACAAGGAATTAAAAATGAGCGAAAACACAAACGAAAATACAAATGAAAACACTGACAACCTTGATCAACTTAAAACCAGTAACGAAAGTTTACTAAACAAGAATCAAGAGTTGTTAAACGAACTTAAACAAATTAAAAGTCAAGTCAATGAACTTGGCGGTCTTGATACTGTAAAACAAGCTGTAAAGACTCAAAAACAACTTGAGCAAGAAGCACTTGAAAAAGAATCAAATGTAGAACAATTGAAAAATCATTTTAACGAACAAATACGTTTAGCCAACGAAAAGAATGAAACACTCGTAAAAGGCATAGTTGATACTAAAGTTGAAACATTATTGAAAACAGCAGTCACTCAAGCAAAAGGTAGTTATGCTTTACTTGAACCACAATTGAAAAAGCACATTGACGCAAGTTATGAAGATGGACAAGTAAAAGTAACAGTCAAAGATTCAGCAGGAATGCCAATGATGATTGATGGGCGCGAAGCTTCAATTAATGATTTGATTGACTACACAAGAAAACAAGAAGAATACAGTCGAGCTTTTGACAACACACCAGCTATGAGCGGAAGTGGTGCTCCAGTTGGTTCAGCTAAACAATTAGTTGAGCAACCAAAAAGCTTAGACGAATTAACTGAATTATATAAGAAAAACCCACAACGAGCACTAGAAGCTATGAAAGCACGTGGGATTGTCTAAATACGATAAATACAATTAACTAAAAGCCTGCGGCTTTATGATTAATACGTGTCTGTGACACACCAATACAAGTACAAAGTTTGTGACGGAGTACAAAACAATAAAACAACACGCTATACTTTAAGGAAAATATATTATGGCTGATACAAATTTATCAAAGGTAGTAGTACCTGAAGTGTTTACTCCGTACACAGCGGATATGGCACTAAAAACTAACCAACTAATTCTATCTGGCGCAGTAGCTCCAAGTGAATTTTTAAACACTTTCATCGCTGGTGGTGGTACAACTATTAACGTACCAAGCTGGGCGGCACTTGATTCAGGCACACCTGAGTATGATAACCAAACAGACGACTCAACTGATGTTGCTATAGCAGTAGCATTAGATTCTAATCGTCAACGCGCGGTTCGTTTAGCTGGAGCAAAAACATGGAACCAAATGAATTTAGCGGCGGCATTAGCTGGCTCTAATCCACTTGACAGTGTTGCTCTTCGTGTTGCTGGTTTCATTAACTCAGCTCGTCAAACAAGCTTGGTTAACCAACTTAACGGTTTATTCTCAACAGCATTATCAGCAAGTGAAACTGATATTGGTGCTGAAGCAGTTGCTGGTCAAACAGCATTGACCACTTTCAACAAAGACACTTTCATTGGCGCAACAGCACCATTTGGTGACTTTTTAGCAGACGGTGCTATCATTGTATGTCACTCAGACGTGTATCGCAAGATGCAGGCAGAGTCAGCAGTTACAACTGAGTTTATTCCAGTTGGCGAAAGCTCAATTGCTATCACTCGTTACTTGGGTCACCCAGTAATCGTTGATGACACAGTTGGTAAAGTTGCTGGAACAACTGACGGTTTCAAATACAACACTTACATCATGCGCCCAGGTGCTATCATGTTAGGTGCTGGTAACATGGAAACTGTTTTACATTCAGAGCCACTACAAGGTAATGGTGCTGGAGCAGACTACTTCATCTTACGTGACAACTATACGTTCCACGTTGGTGGTACTGACTTTACTTCAGCTACAGTAGCTGGCGCAACGCCAACTAATGCTGAATTAGCGACAGCAAACAACTGGGGCAAAGTATTAGATACTAAGCAAATTCCAGTTGTACGTTTAATAAGCAACTAAGATAGAAATATCTCGAAAGTTTATATGCGGTGTAAAAGCCGCATATATTTTATACAAACACAAGGAATAAATTATGTTATCAAGACAAAGTTTAGAAACACAAATAGCACAAAACCAACAGGCAGATATTAATCGCAAACACGTACAACTAAATGACAGAGTCAATAGCTTAAACGAAAAGTTAGACCGTTTATTAGTTAAAATGGAAGAAATGCTTGCGGTTAAGGAAACAAATCCTGACACAGGCGAAACTAAACCAGTACCTGTTAAGAAAACAAAGTAAGGTAAACAATGACTATAATAGTAGAAGACGGTACAGGGGTTGCTAATGCTAACAGTTATGCGAGTGTGGCAGAAGCCGAAGCGTATTTTAATTTAAAGGGTAGAACAGTCGCAGTGACAGAAGAGGCGCTTATCAACGCCACCCAGTTTTTAGATTTATCATACGGTGAGCAGTACTTAGGGTATAAAAAAGACAAAAATCAAGAACTTGACTGGCCCCGAACCGCTTTTTATAATCACGATCGTTTTTTAGTTACAACTGGTACTATGCCAAAAGAACTAAAAATTGCGTTATATGAAACAGCCAGTTTAGCAATAGCAGGCACAGATTTATTTTCTGATGTGCCACTTGAAGATGCTAACCTAAAGTCAATTACTAATACAGTCGAAGGCGCAGTTAGCCAATCAAAGGAATACTTTACGCCAACTCGTACCAGTGAAAAAGCAAGCATTGGAAAGTATTTGTATAAAATATTAAAACCAAGTGCTGGTCAAAGCGTAAGGATCAAGTAATGACTTTAAAAACAGAATTAAATCTTGTAGCTAAAAACTTAATTGAAAAAACATTTGAAAGTATTAGTGTGCCAGTTGTGATTGAACCAATCACAACTGTATACGATGAAGAGTCAGGCGAAATTATCAGCTTTGAATCAACTAATATTACTGTAAAAGCAATTGTTGGACCATTTACTAGCACAAGAGCTGAAACTAGTTCTGTTCAAGTTAACGATTTACAAGCGATCATTGCTGTACTTGACAACGACACTGACGCAATACTACAAAATGATCACTTTCAAGTTGGCACAGAAACTTATCTTGCTGTATCAAAAGAAATTGATGCTTCTGATTCAGTTATAATTTTACAGTTAAGAAAAGCATGAAAAACTTAGAACAAGAACTTGAAGCGTGGGTTTTGGAAAACACCGAAGAATTAATAGATGATATATTCGAAGGTGTTAAAGAAAAAACACCAGTTAGAACAGGAACACTTAAAGCAAGTTGGGAAAAGCGAGCACCAACTAAATTAGGTGATAATGGTCAAGTTGGAAACACTCAAGATTATGCTACATATGTAGAAGATGGTACAACAAGTATGGCACCACGCAATATGTTAAAAGCAACACTAGACAAGGTAGAAAGAAAATGAGTTATGTAAACGAAAGAAAAGCAATTGAAAAAAGACTACGTGATTTACATGACAGTTTTCAAGTACCAGTTCAATATGAAAATGTTGCTGTACTAAAGCAAGGCACCGAAACACTCAAAGATTATAACAAAACTGACAAATTCATACGTTTAACTATTACTGGTAGTGGCGCAGAACAACTTGATGTTGGCGGAAGCAGAGACAGATCATTTGGAATAATCACTGTTCAAGTATTTGTAAAAGCAGGACGTGGAACTAACTTAGCAAGAAAAATAGCTGACGAAATAAAATCAATTTATAACAGAAAAAACTTTGACGGAATACTTTGTCGAACAACTGAAATAAACGACAGTGGTGTGAATGAAGATGGTTGGTACCAAATTAATGTTGACACACCATTCTACAGAGAAGATTAAAAAACCCATCTAAACACAACTATACACGAATAACCGATAAATAATAACATAACGCAACCCAAGTATATAAAGAAATAAAGGAGCACAAAGTTATGTCATTTTCTGATACAAGTCAGTCTACGCTAGCGTACGGCGTACAAACAAATAGTACAACCCCTCAAACAACCTTAACAG